ACCAAGGGGCTTTTGGCTTCGAGACAGCCTGCCGGATCCCCAAGGACACGGACTGGCAAGGTGTGCTTTCCGCTGCAAACAAGATCGCGAAATATGAGACCACGATGCAGAGCCTCAGAGACGGGCAACGCCTGGCACGCCTGGTCTACACGCTGTTTCTGGAGCAAGGCATCCTTCGCACAGCCTGTGACCTCCACGACCTAGGGCTGCTCACCCGCGTTCGGCACAACGCAGAGACCCGCCAGGCATCTCCGGAAGATCTGCCATTCCCGTACGACAAGCCAACCCAGCCACTCAGCGACCGCAGATACTCAATCGAAGGCAATCAACTCCACCTGCAGCTCAACGACAACGACCAGATCGCCTTTATCGGCACCCTGAGGGCTGGCAGTCGCTGGAACACAAGGCGGTACATCTTCCCTATGCTGACAGACTTTGCAGTCAAACGCCTTTTTGAGATCTATAAGAGTGATACATCATCATTTTCGCACCTAGAGTGGGTTGTAGAGCTAAATTTTGCGGCGGATTTGGGGCTTTGAGAGCGTGCGCTACGTGAAATCTTGGGCAGTTAGGGCTTGCAAGTGCTCAAGATTTTAAAATTGGAGTGGTTTGTTTACGGTGTTTACGGTGTTTACGGTGTTTACGGTTAACAATTTAGCTAATTTGGTTAATTCAATCCAAAACCATTGACAAGTTGTCAATATATTTACCGTTCGTCGCCATCATATAAATTATCTTTTTGTCGTGCTTGCCCTAACACCTGCTCAAATCAGATAATAAGAATGTAGACAGAGAGATCTACATAACAATAAGAGAGCGCAAGACCATGGACATCACAACAGCATTTAAACTCCACAAAAAAGTCTTTGGAGCCGAAGAAACTTACAAGACAATCAGTGAGATCGATCAAGTTTTTATCGACAAAGGGGCTCATGAGATCCGTGGTCGTGGTCACGCTCCCCGCGAGATGCTTGGCATATCAAACAGACGTCTTATCAGGGAAATTGCTATGAACTCGGATTGCTCCGACAGGATCCTACGATTTTCTGGGGCCAATTCCGCAGCCTGGTTTTTTCCCTGGGGCTTTAAAGATGCTCTGTCTGCAGCACTGACAAAAAAGATTAGAAGCTCCCTGCATATACCAGCGCTAAGAGATTGCGTCTTTTCAGCCGATCTCGGAGTGTAATAAAACAGCCCCGCAGGTCGGGGCTTATTTGCATTCAACAGCTTTGACATCAAATCAAGCGGCGACGTACTCAGTTGCAAGCCTGTCTGCGTTTTCCTGGATGTCGAAGTCGTTGCCCATAATCCCTCGGCGCTTGAGCTCACGCAGATACTCGTACTGAGACAGATCACCATTGGCCCTGGCGGTAGCGAGAGCAGTCAACTCCTGCGCATTGGCGTTGATGCCGTAATCCGTGTTGATGTCGACAGTGAACTCAGCGTTGGAGACCCGGCTGAACCTAGCAAGCATCCCAAACACAGTCTTGAGGGCAGACGCCGTGGCCGTGGCCATGGATGCGATCTGATTGTTGTTGTCGGAGGCATTGAGAGATCGGCCTGTAGCTGTCTCGACAACGCCTGTGTTCTGGAGCATCTCGTTGCCGTGCGATGCCATCAGGACTTCCAAATCTTGCAGGCTGTCGCGCCCAGCAGTGATCGCAGCCCCGGTATGCTCCACAAACTTGAGATCGGCCCCTTCGGCACTGCACATGATCGCGCTGTCGACCCCGATCTTCACGATTGTGCCTTCAGGAATTCCCTTGCCAAAAAGGATGGGTACACGAGCTACGTGCAGGATGTTGTCCTGGTCGCTCTGGGACTGCCAGTGTTTGATGTTCATGTGCGCCAAGTCCTTGAGTGGAGGCTCACAAAACAACGTTCCCCTGGTGTCTGCAGGGTTGCTGTGAATCGCCACCACAGGAATCTCCGAAAGCCCGAAATCCCGCCAGGCCTCGATCTGCACATACTCCGCACCTTCTGACTCCTGCCAAATCGACCACAGCACCTTGCCATTAACTTTACGAAACACGCGCACACGGGCTACAGACTTCTCGCCCCACTCTCCATCCTCTACAGTCGCTTTTTCAGAGATCCGGATCTCCCGCAGCTTGTCATCCTCATCAAGCTTGTAGCCCAGGATGTCATCACCACTGAGCCAGTATGCATATCGATCGCTACGCGGGGGTCTTGCATTGCCCCCTTGAGAACGGCGTCACTGAGCTTCTGGCCGACCTTCGCCCTGGAGGTCTCGATCGCGTCCAAAAATTCCAGGAGCAGCTGGTCATTCGGGGTTAAGTTCTCCCGCTCCGGGTTGCCATCCGCGATGTCCTGGGCAAGAGATTTCCAGTAGTAAAAGGTGGACTTTGGAAGTGCGATCGAGCCCAAAGCAACCTCAACCAACGGAGTCTTTGTCAGCGCCGTGGAGAGCCGTTTGATCAGATCTCGTGTGAGTGCCTTGGTAGCCATGATCACTCCAAAAACCTAATACCGTACTTGGCGATCATCAAGGAATCAGAGATGCCATCCCGAACTGTACGAGTTCCGTCCTTACGAGGTTTACCGTAAATACCATCGGCCTTAAAAACGTTGAAGGCGATCTCAGCGGTCTGCTCTTTTGATAACCCGATGAGGTACTGGTAGCCCTTCCATTCCTGAGGTGTGACATAAATCAGCTTGTCAGAAAACACTTCAGCAAGGGCTCGTACAACGCCATATAAATCCCCAAAGCTGAACATCGAAACGACACCTTGCCCAGGCCGTGCACCGACCTTTTCGATGACTGCAAGATCAATTTGATGTGACTCGAAGATAGCTTTCAGCCCTGATGGACACACTTTGTCCTTCCCCGAGACCTTTACAGTTGGCATCGGGTAGGTAGCGATTAGATTTAAGTTCTCATCAATGACTGAAAGACCACCGGACTTGCCGGGGTCAATACCAAGGACTAGGCGCATAACGACTGACTTTATTATTGTTATTGTCAGTTTATTGTAGCATGTGCATGCTGTTGTTTGTGCGCAAACAGAGCTGGATTGACTGATATTGAGTCTTCCAGCACACGCACTGATTTAAAAGGGAGTTGAGGAAGGTTTTTGCCGAAGTTTGCGACTAGCCACTTCCTGCGATCGCTTTCCAAAAAGGCCTTTTCCTCGCCCTCATAAATGTAGTCAAAGCCTTCTTTCTTTGCCCACTCTTCGAGAGTCATAGTTGAGCCATCCTTTCTGGGTCTGGCCCAGGGGCACTTGATGTTTGGCACAGTAAAGATGAAGACGTGATGGATCGAGTTCTGTTTTGCTGCGCAGATCAGATCACGTGCTGATTCAAGATTTGGTATGACACCCTTTCCCTGGTACCAGATTCTATTATTGAGTTTGTCTGTCCAGTCAGAGCGATGTTTTTTAGTGACTGTGTACTCGACTTCGATCGCCTCAAACGGCATGTCTTGCATACCCCCGAACACCGTCAGTCGAAATTCAGACCAGCTATGAAAAGGCCGTGGGTATGTCGGAAGACTGGGAGTCTTGATAACAGCTTCACCCTCTAGGAATTGCCCAGCATGGCGTTGACGGTTATAGCTGTTCCATTCGAACTGCAGCTCGATCTCTCTGATTGCATCAGAGCAAATCTTCAGCAGGTTTCTGTCTATTTGCTTGTAGCCATCCTTTTCAAGCAAAAGGGAGTTATACTGCGGGGCCTTCAAAAGGTCGGCCAGGGCCTGGGGATCGTTCAACATACCGCACTCTCTTATTCTTATTATGTGCTGCTATGTATGTATTATCGAAAATGAGCAAAACCCTGCGCAACACCTAATCGCGCTTTTCTTTTAAATACCTTAATTCTTTCTTGTGTCAGACAACTTGGAGGGAAGTTGGGGCTTCCTTGCCCCTGTAATCCTTAGAGCCCCGTGTAATCCTTCATCTGATCAAGGCTCTTAGGATCGATGATGTAGTAGTAGCCTTTGCTACCGCCATCTTTTCGTTTTGTTTTCAAACCGCATGCTTTTAGCAGTTCGGACACTGCGCCTTGCTTACTACGATCCGAAATGTCCCTGTTGCGGGGGAGGTCGAACCCGGCGAGAAGGAACTGGTCACGGATCAAGTTGATTCGGTCAAAAGCATCTACAGAGTCAGCCGACGACCAGGCTTTGGTATCGGTCATCTTGGTGAGAATGTCTGCAAGGATGGCGAATACCGGGGTCTTGGGGGCATTCAGGGCTCTGAAGTTGCTGAGTTTGATCCTGCCTTCACCTTCTTTCCAGAACATCGCATCCACATGCGTGAGAGCCTTGCGGCCCAGGTGGTGCTCAGCTTCAGTTCGGACTGCGCTGTAGTACTGTTCCAAGCTCCCACTGCCATCTTTGAGTACCTTCTCTGCAGCCTTCAAGTGGTTCATTGCCTGGGCGTTAATGAGTGCTGTGGCAACATCTGTTTTCAGGGCGCGCTTGGCCTTTTCGTGCTGCTTCCAACCTTCCTTGCTCAGCTCTTCATCACCGTCAGTCACTTCAACGGAGAAACCCTGCTGACGGAGCTCAAGGACGAGTGCAAATTGGACGTTGTCACGCAACCAAGCGTTGTTCTTCCGGTGCCCGAAGCGGAGGGTCTCGAACGGCGTTTTAGGCCCATTGTCGTATTCGACTTGGACGAGCTCCGATTTGCGGTGACGGGGATTGCGTACACCTACGACGAAGCTCTTGGCGGTGCGGTCTCTGCGGAGCATCTGAATGGCGCCCTTGGGTGTGATGCTGCCTTCAAACAGGCCGAAGTTATTTTTGAAGTGACCTGATGTGATGGAGATGGCCGATTTCATCGCAGGGCTGTAAATCACTACGTCCCAATCCTTGATGTTAGGGTTTGCGATAAACGCCTGTGAGTCAGCATGGTTGATGGTGGTGGACGTGATCAGCAGTGTTTCCCTACCTGCCTTCTGCAGCTCCAGAGCGATGGCAGAAGCATCTTTGCGGACGTCGCAGCCGATTAGGGTGGTTTCCTTCATGGCTGTATCGATAGCTTGTTTGCGGACTTGATCGATTGGCGCCATCGCTACCGAGATGTCGTCGTGCTTAGCTTCGGCCAGGAATAGAGTTGCGGGGTTTTGAGCCCTGTAGTTGATCAGTTCGACTGAGGCCTGATCGATGTCAGCGTCAGCGAAAATCACATGCTTTGCATCCGCAACCAGATCTTTCAGGGCGTGCCAGACGTCGCTGCGGTTCTCGACTGTCCCTTCGATTACGTGATCGATCACCTGACTAACCTCATGAATTACCAAGAGATCGATATCTTTGAGGAAGTCCTGGAATTTCGGGCAGATGATGGAGTTGACCACGATCTTGAGGCCCCTGGCGGTTGCGAGGTCGCCGGGGTTAAGCTCGTTGTAGTGAAGCAGGCCGTCAATGTTGACTGCAGCAATGATCGACCGCAGTGGGGAGATGAAGACGACCTTTTTCTGAGCGGCCTTGACCTTGCCGTATTGAGCGCTCTCCTCTGTGTTTCTGCTTGGAGAGAGAAAGTCTTTGACGGTCGAGTTGATGATTGTTGAGCTTTTGCCAAAGCCTGTGTGGCACTTAAGTAGGACTCTGCTGCTGTCCTGGAACAGGCGATCCTTAATTTGCTCGGCGGTCAGCCCAGCGACCGCGCCTGAGATGTCAAGCTGACCAGACTTTTTGGAGAAGTTGGAGAGATGGCCAGTAACTGCGTTGTTGATCAGCCTGGTGCTCTCTTCCGCGTCCAGGAGAGTGTTGTTTTCAATCACAGAAACCGCATCTTTTATAGATCGCGAGATCAATACATCTTTTGCGAGCTCGGAGATCGCGAAGTCGATAGCCGCTGGTGAAGAGCCCGACTTAGTCATAACTAGGTCAGCGAGTGATGCTTTGCTGAATTCGCGCACGTTATCAGTGATTACCTGGCCAGCGTCAGAGTCATACAGTCCTGAGTTGCTAAACATAGCTGCCCGCACTGCTTCTACGGCATATGCACTGACATTAATGTAGCGTTTAGTCTTGGGGTATTCGGATTTGAAGTACTGGGCCGATTTGCCGAGGTCTGCGGCTGGCACGGTCATGTAACCGGAAACAGGTTTGGAAAGGCCGATGATGATGGCGTTGGAGGGAGTTCCGAGGATGCCGTGTTCAAAAGTGTTCATGTTGCGCTCTCTTATTTTTGTGGTTTGTGCTCTCTGCACATTCTTATTGTTAGATATGAGCAAAGGCCTACGCAACACTTTTTGGGTTGACAGAAAGAGTATTGGAGGTATGCAAGTTGCGAAGCGATGATTTCGGGTGTTTTGGGGTGATTTGGGTTGCGCAATGGTGATGCAAGATGACCGAAGTTGAGCAAGGTTGAGATTTCAGTTTTGCTTAACCAATTTTCTTGCGCTCAGCCAGCTCAAGGGTTTGTATATCTCATATCGGAGTGATGTCTACCCGCAACCGTCCTTTCACTATTATAAAAGAAAGACCCGTTGAGGGTGGGCAGGGAGCGCCAGGAAAATTGGTTAAGAAAAACTCTTATGGCAATTTCTTTGTATACCTCGAAACCTGAAAATGCCAAGCCCGAAAGGTATTGCGCAGGTCTTTGCTCATATCTAAGAATAAGAATGTGCAGAGAGCGCACACAACAAAAAGAGAGCCGCACCATGAAAATCGCAACTCAAAAATCAGCTAATACTAGCTTTGTCTCAAACAGAGAATTCGAGTCGTTTAAAGCCTTTTACGACCAGATCCTAGACAGAAAAAGGGTCAGCGCAGAAAAGGATGGCCCCACATTCGTGCCTTCAAGCTTCAGGGCGCCCGAGCGTAATGCAAACAATGTCATTACGACGTCCCTAATCGTCTTCGACGTCGACCAAGAACTGGGTGATGACCTGGTTAACATGGATGAGGTGACAGACGCACTTTTTGACATGAATATCGAGCATGCGATTTATACGTCCTACAGCAATGATATGGACGTCCAGAGATACCGCATCGTCATGCCGTTGTCCCAGCCTGTGTACCCAGCCGAATTCCTGCCGGTTGCCGCCGCAGCCCTTGAGCGCATTGATGACTTCCTAGACGGTCGTCTGCTCAAATTGATTGACGGCTGCTGGAGAGAAACAAGCCGCTGCTACTACACCTTCACGAGTCACCCTGAGAGACAGCATGGGGCCATTTCTTTTTACAAAGAGGGTAAGCCGCTAGACGTCTTGGAATTGAAAATGATGCAGTCCCTATACGGCCTCGATCACGTCTACAGCAAAAACGGAAAACCCCGCGAGCCTGGCACAGGCGTCGGCGCACCAGGCCGCAGTATGGAGCTCAACAGGATCTTAGGGGGCATGTTCCGAAGCAGCACCCCCGAGCAAATCACCCAAAGAATCTTCGAGGTCGATCGGGAGAACAATCCTGGCTGCGAGTACTTCTATGACCAGAGCTACAGCCGCCACCGTCCACGCCCAGGAGAATCTGCAGACCGTGCGGCTTACAGAGCCTGCCAGCAGTGGGTGAAATCTCACCTGAACTGGCTCATGCGCAAAGTACGCGGAATCGACACTACGCTCGTGAACCGCAAGGCGCAGAGCAAGGAGCCTATGCCGACGCACGAAGCGATGGTTCGAGTCAAAAACATGAAAGACCAGAAAACCAAAGCCGGTGCTGACACTATCCTGGCCGAGATCGAGGTGATGTCTGGTGAGCACGCAGGCCGTCACCTGTGGCACCGATTCTACGGCCAAGGCAGCCACCCAACAGCCATCAAAATTTCAAGCGAGCTTCTGGAAAAACTGGAGAAGTCAGCCCAGCTACCCAAGGGCAAGTTCCGAGAAGCGGTGGAAAAGGAAGTGATCCTTCACGCCAGGATCAAACTCAAGCCAGGCACAAACGGCTATCCAGATCAGAACGAGATCGGCACCTTCTTCCCAGCATAACCACCAACAATAAAAGATACACGCAAACAAGGGCCCGCCAGGGCCTTTATTTTCCCCACGACCATTTGACATCAAACTACTTTTGGTTATACAGCCTTTTTCCTTGTTGTGTTCAAAACGGCTCATTGAGATAATGTGACCATAACAATAATAACAAGGGGCATAGCATGTACGAATCACCCGAAGTCACTGCCGAAGAGATCGAGACGATTAGGATCTCCAAGCTTCCTATTACCAACGGAAATCTTATCTACAGGGCGTTGACCCAGAATGTTGATTGCAACGCAGTGCAGATTAAACTGGCTTTCAAAAAACTTTTGAGTTTGGACAGCAGGTACAATCCAAGCTCGAATACAGTCTACAGATTTGAGGTGGGTGAAATGAAAACATGCTACCCCCTCACTTACTTGGTTCGAATTCATAATCAGACAGAGCGAAAATCACACAGCTTTGTGCTAGACAAGCAGGACATCTAAATCCTGTCCGGTAATTAGCCCAAGCGAGCCCCTCCCAAGGGGCTTTTTAACGCCCACAGCCCTTGCCACCAAACTACTTTCAGGTATACCGCCCAACACCTTATTGCTTTCAAAATTCCTCATTGGGATAATAAATTCATAACAACAAAAATAAGGATTACATCCATGAGTGAACGTCAAGACAAGCATGCCAGAGTTGGGCCATCAGATAAGTCAGAGAGGGATTATGCTGAGTTCATGGAAAGATCAGAGTATTATCAAGATGAGTTTCTGGAGCTGCTCGTAAATGTGAAATTTCTGAATGAC